ACAGAACTGAAGAAAGACATGATGTGGATTGTTGAGACTTTGCATCTTAATGGTGCAGATTTTTGCAAACCGGCAAGTGAACGTCGTGTTATGGACTATTCGGATAGAGTAAATGCGTTGAGTGAACGTATACGAGCGATAAAGATCCCTGAAATTAGAAATAATCAAATCATTACTGAAGCAAATAATATCGTTATGAAGAGTATGGATTATTTGGTTCAAATAAAAGTGATTAAGTCTACTTTCGGAGCGAGAGTTGAGCCCGTAGGAGTTTGTATCTTTGGTGAGAGTCAAATTGGTAAAACCCAGATGGTTCATGATATTTGCGAACGTGTAAAGGAAAAACTTTCGAGTTTTCCTGAACTGTTTGGCGAGTCAAGACATTGGACTAGATGGGATGCCAACCAAAGAGATGGATTCGACACTGGATATTGTGGACAAGAAATTGTTTACATGGACGACGCATTCCAGGACAAAAAGTGTGAAGACCACGCGATGTGGTTCACATATATATCGTCATCGGCAGTAGGTACTGTGCAGGCTGAGGTCAATCAAAAAGGACTTCCGTTTAGAGCATTGTTGTGCATCACATCGGCTAATCAATTGCCAACGCAATCGATTACTGTAAATGATGTTGGAGCACTTCAAAATCGCTTTAAAATAACTGTACATGCTGAAAAGACAAGAGAGCTCGAAGTAGATCCGCAGACCGGTCGAACGGTTTGGGATAGTAATTTTGGTCATTTAAAATTACGTATAGCCCCGATGAAAGAATGGGCAAGAGAGCTCCAACAACCGAATTTGGAAGAAGTAACGTTGAGCAGCGTTATAGATAGAATTGCTAGTGATATGGTAGCCAATATGCTTTTCTTTAACCAGAGAATGCAATCATTGAACACCAGGCAAGTAGTACGTTCTACACCTGAGCCAGTCCAACAACATGCGGATGAGCCCCTTCCAGAGCATTCTGAAGAAGAAATTCAACAAATTGCAGACGACTTGCGTCTTATTGCTGAGACGACAGAAATGGAAGAGAGACAAGCGAGAGAAGCGATGGAAAGAGGACAACCACCATCTGCACCAACGCAACCAGCCCAAGACGGTTCACTAACATTGATGCAAATGTTAATGCGAGATCGAGCCGGACAGATACGAGATTTAGGTTTTGAAGTTGACGACAATCTAACAAGATTAAGAATGCCTAATCCTAGATATTATGGGACTGAGAATACGCAGATGGATGCTGAACTCGTCATGACAAATATAGCACAAAACATTCGAAGTGCTATAATGAGAAGAAATCCTAATACGATTAACCATGTAACCAGATGGACAAGATACCTCTATCAAGAGGTTGAGGATGAAGAAAATCCTGGAAATACGATTCGTGTGACCTTCGACCCTAACAGGTTTAGTGGAGAACATGGATTGTATGACTTTTTGTCAACATTGGGAATGTGGAAAATACAAGCGGGACATTTCTATAATTTCTATAATGCCTATGTCAGACAAGGAATTTTGTTAGTAGAAAGTGATATGGAAGACAGATATTTCTGGGGCCCAACTTTTGAAGGTGGCACCTGTTTTTATTTGGACTCCGATGATCTTAGACGACAAATTCTTAACCGTTTAGGCAATTATAGAATTATGGATAATTTGAATGACGTTTTGACCGACTTCCTTTCATGGCGATACAATGGTCTTATTGGAGTTGACATAATAGTCCTCGATAGGATTCGAATAGAAGCGAGAGAAATGTTCAGTCAAATACCGTTTGAGTATTATGGATGGCTGATTAACGGATACGTAATAACAGCTTCGTATGTTAATACAGCTAGAGCTAATACATCAGCATTTACAAGTAAAGTATACGACAAAATTAAGGAATATGTTCAAAAAGGATTTGCGTACTTCGAGTCCATTAAGCAGAGGCTAATGGACGGAGCAGTGCAGATTCTCACAACGATTCTGGAATTTTTCGGCGTAGATGTGGAACCTCTATGGGCCCAAATCAGCAACTTGTATAATGAGTATTGTACAGAACGTGTCATGATACGTATTGTAGCAGGCATTTTGCTTTTCGCGGTGGCAAAAGTGGTTCAAATCTGTTATTTCAAAAAGACAGATAAGATTAAACAACGAGGAAACCACTATAACCCTAACGAGAAACGAGTGAAAACCGATCGACGACAGCTACGAATGAAAGGATTTAGAGAACGATCCTTTGACGAATGTGAATCTGATTGTGAAGACGAGGATAAAGAATTTGAAGTAGATTCCAAACTATATTTCAAATTAGGACCAAGAAAGACAGCTGGTTCATTCTACGATTCAAATTGGATAGAGACTCTGTGCACGGATCAAGATAGCTCAGAGAGAGCAATGACGTATGAGATCACAGTTGGGAAGAATACACATATTGTTGTGTCTGCTGAAGAAACTGATGATTTTAAGGTTGAAAAGAACAGATTTGTATCCGCTACTCGAAAAAAACACGACTGGAATGCCTACGCGGCAGAACTCATTTTTGAGACAGTTGGAACAATAGACGAGAACGTGGATCAATTTGAAAAATGGATCAACCAATATAAGTCATTAAACGTGGCAGACTGGCAAGGAGAAGTTGCCATAAAGAAGAGAAAAGATATATACTGCATTAGATATAATTTGTTAGCCCTGAACTCAATCATCCAAGGGAAAATACAAGGATACACTAAGAAAGTATTATCTAACCTGAAAACAATCGGTGAACGAACATCGGGAATTAAAGAATCAAAGAATATTGATGTTAAAACGTTATTTGATGACAACATTGAACAACATGGAGTTGAAAATTCAATAACTATTTTAGAATCAATAAAAAATAATCATTTGGTTTATATTTCTCGCGTTAAATACGGACAGTTTGACGATCTTAATAACTTTGGGTATAGTACACATGGTTTAGGTCATAAGGACTTAATCATTTTCAATGCCCATAGTATGAGAGAACGTGAAATTATCCGTTTTTGGCGAATCGAACGACCGAAGACCGGAGATCGTTACAGTCTGGCTGTAATTATCGCATGCGACTATGTGAGAGACATCGCAATGGCTCGAATCTTATCGAAAGATGATGCAAGAGAGCTGTTAATACGCGAGGGACATATAGAAAACTTTGTCCACGCGAGTAGCATGACCGATCGATTCAGGGATATCACTGGACACCTGTGTGATAAAGAATTGTGGCAACAACTTGTTGAAAATCAAACGGGCGTCTGTTATCTTCCTAAAACGAAAATAACAGCGATCGGAAGGATGAAAGTAAATCCAAGAAAGACATACACTATTGTAAATTCGAACTCTACTGAAGAACGAGAATATATACATATTGTAGGTCTGGAACTCAACTTGGAGTTACCTCAACCTGGAGATTGCGGCGGCCCGATTGTAACAGGCAAGAATCGTTATATGTGTAAGCTCGTGGGTTTCCACTCTGGAGGCTCAGAAAAGTTTTGGACTGCGTCATTTTTGACGAAAGAAGACCTTGATTGCATAACACAACACGGATATAACGACCCCTGGCAAGAATTGATAGTGCCAGGTTTACCAGTTGATTTACCAACTGGACCGAACGTGACATTCTTGGGCGCATATAATGAGTCCACGAAACCGGCAGGAGAAATGAGGTTAGACCATTGGCACTACTCACCTTTTAGTGATCAGTTTGAAGAGCAATTACAACCTGGTCCTTTGAGTGCGTACGATGATAGAATCGAAGTTGACTTACCAGTTAATCTCGTTGGTAAAAAGTCATTACTATTGACACCTAACAGTGTTATGTGTAGTGATTTGCCACCAATGGATCAAACAGTATTAAACGCGATACTACCTCAAATGATAGATGAGATGACCATGAAAATTGGTTATATTCATAAAACACCGGAAGCGACACCAAGCATTTTACATCTCGCTTTGAATGGTCACCCAGAGAATCAATACTGTAAGAACCTTGAGCTCAATAAATCATGCGGTGTACCTTGGAATCTGATTCCAGGTTGCACAAAGAAGAGTGATTTCTTGACATTGAAAGAAAATCAAGTAGTATTCAGAGATGATGGTAACGGTGACCGTTTAAAGCGACGTGTAAAAACAAAATTGGATTTGGCGAAGGGAGGTGAGAGAGTCATTTCATTCTCCAATTCAAAATTGAAAGACGCGGTAATTAAATTATCTGCAGTTAAGGCGGGAAAAACGCGA